TGTGCAAGTGTCAATGCGCTAACAGTGTTGTCTGCATTAATGCGCAAGTAACGCACAGCACTAGGGTCGGGCAGTGTGGCAAGGTTAGTACCTACCGTAGTCAATCCGATGCTGTTTTGCTTGCCATTAAATGTTGACCAGTCAGCACTGCTTAACGCACCACGATTTGCAGCTGATGCAGTGGGCAGGTTGAATGTGTGTGTGCTTCCTGCGCTACTTATTGCAAAGTCAGTTCCTGCTGTGCCGGTGGCTAGGTTTTGAACTTGTGCTGTTAAACCATTGATTGCATTAACACCTGTGCTTAGTGTGGTTATAACCTGAGATAAATGGTTATCCTCAGTGTGTAAAACAATAGTCCGTCCTGAGGTTGTAACGAAAACTCTTAAAGCCAACCTATCAGTTAATGCCATTACCGTAGCGGGTACCGCGAGAGCCGTAAAATAGGCGTCGATAACAGTCCCTTGAGTAATACCCTCAGGCGTTGCCACGTCGGTAGCCAATAAAGTAAACGTGGCGCCGTCGTATTTATATAACTCGACGTAGAATGAAGGCGAGCCGCCACTTGAGGACGCACTAAAATAAAGCTCTAAATTGAAATTACCGCCAGGAATTAGTAAGACGTTGGGGTCGTTTGCATCCGTAATGAATTGAGCGATTAATCCGTTACCCGCCGCGTTAGTTCGCGTGAAATCCGTACCCGCTCCGAAAACGGCCGTTTTGCTCATTTGGTAGTAAGTCGACCCGCCAATTACGCCTTGGTTAATTGAGCCGTTAAGGTAATAGCTAACCGACGAACCGCCGCCGCTTGAGGTTGGAAAATTAGCGAGTTGACCATCGCCCCGAACGTATTGAGTCGCAAGCCCCGCCCCCGTTACCGCCAGCGTTCCCGCCGTGGTCACAGGCGAGCCCGTAACCGTAAACGCCGAGGGCATGGTTAACCCTACCGAGGTAACCGAACCCCCGCCACCCCCGCCCACCGTGGTAAATTCAACCTCACCCGTCGCGGCGTTGCTCAGGGTTAGAACCTGGCCGACCGTTGCCACCGCGTCGTTTACGTTGGGCGTTTTCAGGCGGGCCGAATTCGGGAATAAGGTTAACGAGGTTTCATTTGCTGAGCTGGATTCGCTGGCGGCTATTGTCGCTTTTTGGGTATCAACTAAAACTTGCGTTTGAGTCGTTCCCGTTACTTTGCCCATCGTGACCGACGCGCTATCGATACCCAGCGAGGCGTCCGAATTTACGTTAATGTCAAGTTTTGAAGTTGAGTTAACAGTAAAGTTTGAGGTCCCGTCGATAGTTAACCCGAACGTGTTGGCGTCGATAGTATTGTCAGCCGTTAAAACGGGGTCGGTCGTTATCACATCTTGCAAACCCTGGGCGCTTGGAATACTTGGGAACGTTTGAAGCGCTCCCGTACCGTCGATGTAATCCCCCGAGGTTCCCGCGCCCGTAATTGCCAAAGTACCCGCGCCCGTTATTGGCGATCCACTAACCGCAAAAGCCGACGGGACCGTTAACGCCACGCTCGTAACCGTTCCACCCCCACCGCCTCCGCCTGAGGAGTTTATCGTAACGGTTCCGTTACCGTTGTCCACTATGGTAACGTTGGTCCCTTGCTGTAAGTTTAACAGGCTTTGGAGCCCGTTATTTACGCCGTTCGTTTGTAACGTAATCCCAACCGCCACGCCCTCACCTCCCGAGCCTGAGCCTCCTATCGTAAAGTCGGCGGGTATATCGCACGCGCTCCAATCCCACGGAACCGACAGGGTCAATTGAAGGTTAACGCCGACTAACGTATGACTAAACTCATTTATGAAAACCTCAATATTGGCGCCCCCATCCAATTCCACGTAAGGCCCGAAAACTATTTGTCCATTTTGCACCTCGGCTAACAAATCCTCCGCCAGCTTAATGCAGTCACTAATGCACTCGCGTTGGTATTCCGTCGGCGTCTCCTTATCCCTCGGAAGGTCGGCAAAGATTATCACAAACGAATAAAGGCGCGTTCCTGAGCGCGGTTCAACCTCGACGGGTAACACATGCATCCAAGGAAACTCGACGTCCTTCTCGATGTCGATATTGGACAAATCGCCGTGGCTAAATCCCTTAATTAGAAAATGGGCCTCGGCAAAGGCTCGGAACCTATCAATTAAAACGTTGTAACTTATTTGCGGAATCATTTTCGAAAAGTTGTTTTCATTATTCTCGTTTGCTCAGAACTAAAGTCCCTCATGTAACTCAGGTGGGTAAAAACCGCCGTCGCTGGCGTGTCTAAAACCATCTCATGTTTGGTTAAATCATTTCCCGAAATCGACTCGAGAATATGATACCAACCGTAGCGCGCTAATCCTGAGGGCGTGTAATCGTGCTCAGCTCCTGAATCATCAGGCGGTCCAAAGAGTCCAACGAATTGTTGACTAATTCGGCGCCGATACTCGAAAAAAAAAGCAAACCTCCTTGTATACGATCCATGGTTAACGCGTTAATCGCGTGCATATACTTTTTAACGTTGGCGGAATCGTATTTAACGAGGTTGTAATAGTCCCCAACCTGTTCCGAAACGGGGCGGTAAATTATCGCCGCCAGCTGAGGTAAGTTCGTGTAATCCGTACCGCCGTTAGTGAGCCAAATGGATTTAGATAGTTGATCCAAATCGACATGCTCGCGGAACGTCATGTTATTAATATCAGGAATAAACCCGAGCTTAATTCCGTCGACGGTTACGGTGGGCGTGTGGGTATCTTTGCCCGTCATGCAAGCCGTCGTAAATAAATCGATTACCGTTTGCACCGTTTCGGCCTTGAGCCCCTCGCAGTATTCGCGGCTTTTGTTAATGGCGACCATCGCGCGCTCGGTATCGTCCGAGGCCGTCTCGAAATCAACGAACCGCTTGAGGGTTATTTGGTCGGCGCTTACAGGAATATAAAGTTTCATATATTGGCGCTTATGGTTATAATGGGTTGGTTATCCGCTCCCGTGAGTTCCTGGCGTTCGATGTAACCGCGCTTTTTACCTTTGGTTTTCATGTAAAAAATAATCGCGGCCGTATCGTTAGAATTAATGAGCCCGTGTAACTTACTCTCGGCGAAATCTAAAACCATATCCTCCACATTCTCAACCGCCGCTTTATAGTCGGGGTCGTGTTTCATCCAATAGTAATGAATGTCGCGACTCATTCCAACGACAGCGGCCGCCTTGGTTACGATGCCTAGGTTAGCCTCCAAAGCCTCAATAAAAGCCTTTTTTTTGATGTTGAATTGCGCTAAATCAGTCTCGTTTTTTTCCATAGCTTAAAAATCAATTTTTCCCGTAAACATTGGTATTCCACCGACGACGAAAACGCATTTTTTAATTTTCATTTTGGGCCCTTTCGGCTTGGTATTGACAAACCGCGTAACGCTGGGCAGCATCGGGGAACTCCTTTATACTTTTCGAGTCAGCCATACACCGCCCAATGAATTCATGGCGGTCCTCGTTAGGTTGTCGCGTTGGGAGTGGCATGGTTACTTACTTTTTTTTTGTTTAGTATTCCTAATAGAGAATAACTCTATTAACTCTCCTTTGATTCGTGCCCATAGGGCTTTAATTTTAGCTTTCATGCAATAGTAACGGAATATCCGTACACTTTTGCCCGAAAACGTCCCTACTCCTCGAAATCGCCCTCGCTGATTTCGTTCTTAAGCCAGCTAATGAGGTCCGAGCCTCGGCACGAAACACAACCCACTCGGCTTCCCGTCATCTTGTAAACCCATTCCCCGAGCTCCTTAACCGTTTGGCCTGTTATTACGCCCTGAGTCGGTAGCCCCGAAACGAAGGCCCGTAAAAGTTCCGTTTCTTCATCCGAGAGGCGATAACGCCCCCATTTATTAATCGGACATCGGTATAGCGAATATTTCGTTTTACGCGGCATATAACAGCCGCAAAGCCTCGTTTTACGTCGGTAGTGGGTTATTTTATTGTTTTCCTTGGCCTCGGCTAAATCCTCGGGGCTGAGCTTGTTTCCTATTATGATAGTTCCGCAACTTAACGTCCAGGGCCTGAAGTGTTTACAGGCCGTGCACGTCGCTAAACGTTGGGCCCGAATTGCTGGGGGTACGGTGAACATTTTTTCGAATTCTTGTTAATGCGTTTTCGACTAATTTATAAAGGGTCTTAATGGGGATTCCTGTTTTGGCGCTGGCGTCCTTATAACTAAAATCGGGGAGCGCGTATAACCTCAAAATGACGGCGTCCATTTGTGGCATGAGTGAAATATAGGCGTCGACGTACTCGTTATTTAACCGAGATCCAAGCCACGGGGCTAACGGCTCCTCGAGATGCTTAACGCTATTTTCGTCCCAATTTCTAAGGAACTTACTAAATTTCACATGGTAACGGCTCGAGCGGTCGATAGCCATTAAGAACAAAGCGCGGTTAACGTAAAATTCGAGGGTTCCTTCATTCGCCAGGCGCTCGGCCTTCTCGCGTTGGTTTTCGAGTATCTTTAAAAGGGTTTCCGATAACAGGTCGTCGCCGCGGTGGGGGTCGCTCATTAGTCCCCTTGCATATCTGAGCCATTTGGGATATAATCGAGCCGTTTCGTTTTCCAAAGTTTTCACCCCGTTTTGAATGTAGCAAAAAATCAACTATTTTCGCCGCCGTAAATATAAACTAAAATTTTAACAGTATGACGTTTAACGAAATATCGGGGTTATTCCTAACCCACCTCAGCGCGGCCGTCCTCGGTTTTGCGTTTGGGCACTATCGCGGCTGGCTATCTGAGTATAAACACCAGGAACGAAAGGAGGGCGAAAATGAGTAACCAAACCGAAAACGAAAAACTCGCCCAGGCTTACCGATACGGTTGGCAAGCCGCGATGAAATGTTTACAGGGCGTTTATAAACAAGGGGTCGATCCATTAGCCGAAATAATAGTTTTAGAGCATTTTAAGCAAAAGGAAAAAAAGCGCAAACCAATAAAGGAGGCCGAAAATGAATAAAGAACCCGAAAACCAAACCCCGATTAACGAATGGGTTGAAAAAACCCGAAAAAAGTTAAATTCTAACCCCCTGAGCCTTTCGGCGATGGCTTACCGTGAATTCATAAACGAAAGCCCCGAGTTGATAGTTAAGGAAGCCCAATTAATTCGCGAAGCGTATCTCGAAGGATATCGCGCCGCCTTTGAAGATTTAAAAAGCCATTATGAGACGAAAGGAGATGAGCCTGTTATCGCGTGAGGAGCTCCGCTATTTGCGTTGGCAGTTTTTGGCCACGATACCAAAAACCGAGCTCGAAAGCTGGCGGCTAAATATGAACATCAAACGCGTAAACGCCGAATTAGCCGTAAGGGCTCAAAAAATAGTAAAAAATGAATCCCGAGAAACTTAATACCCTAATATCCGAAACCTTTGGAACCCGAAACGAGTTCGCCCTGAAAATGAAGGTCTCGAGGTGGACGGCCTACCGTTGGCTCGATAACCCCGAAAGGATGGATTTAAAGGCCCTTAAACGCCTCGCAAAGCTAACGGGGAAACCCTTAACCGAACTCGTTTAAATGGTTACGTTTTTACCCAAGCAAATCGAATGTTTAAACGCCCTCGGCCTCGATTCCCCCGCGGAGGTCGTTTTATTTGGTGGGGCCGCTGGCGGGGCTAAATCGTTCACGGGTTGCGCGTGGCAAATCCAAAGGCGCTTAAAGTACCCAGGAACGCGCGGGCTAATTGGGCGGTCCAAACTCGACACCCTGAAAAAAACGACGCTAAAAACCTTTTTTGAGGTCGCTCAGCTATTCGGGCTCCGAGCGAATGAGCATTACCAATTCAATGCACAGTCGAACGTCATAACGTTTTACAACGGCTCCGAAATAATTTTAAAGGACCTTTTCGCTTACCCCTCGGACCCCTCATTCGATTCCCTTGGATCGTTGGAAATTACTGATAGCTTTTTAGACGAATGTTCTCAGATAAGTAAAAAGGCCGTCGACATCGTTCGAAGCCGTATCCGATATAAACTCACTCAGTACAATTTAAGCCCGAAAACGTTGTTAACCTGTAACCCGTCGAAAGGTTGGTTATATAACGAAATTTACGCCCCGTGGAGGGCTCAGAATCTGCCTGAGTTTATTTCCTTTATACCCTCTCGAGTAACAGATAACCCCCACCTCCCCGCCACCTATGCCGAAACGCTGGCGAGGTTGCCCGAAATCGACCGTAAACGATTATTAGAAGGCGATTGGGATTACGACGAAACGGCCGACGCCCTTTTTATTACCGACGACATCCTGAGGGCTTTTCGCGATCCTCAA